ACGTGCCGAAGAAGGTCGGCAAGGGTCAGGCCAGGAGGTCCTTCAAGCAGGCGCTCAAGAAGACCGACCTGTCGACGCTCACCTCGGCGATGGACCGCTACGCGAAGTCTGTCGAGGGATCCGATCCGAAGTTCGTGGCGCATCCTGCGACGTGGCTGAACGGCGAGCGCTGGGACGACGAGCCCGACATCCCCCAGGCCGACGTGATGCCCGAATGGTGGCAGCGATGAACCCCACCGAGCAGGAACTCATCGGGGCTGCCATCGTCGCTCCCGGCATCACCGCCGAGCAGCATCTGGCCGGCGCCCAGTTCGACGACATGCGGCTCGGTGACATGTGGGAGGCCATCAGGCGGATTCACCTGTCGGGTGCCACGCCGACCCCGGCGACGCTCGAGTCGGAGATCCCGGGAATGGATCCCGGTCTGCTGGTCGAGTGCACCGGGCTGGGGATCCCGGCGAACGCTGGCAGGTACGCCGACGAGATCAGGGACCATGCGTGGCGCCGGGATGTCCGCTCGGCGACGATGGTCGCCCAGCAGATGCTCGACGAGGGCGCGCCGGTCGATGATGCGATCGCCCGTGTCTCGTCGGTGCCGGCGCCGGTCGACAAGCCTGCGACGGCCGTGGACTTCACCGACTTCGTGACGAGACAGCTGCCGCCGACCGAGTGGGTGATCGACGGGCTGATCGCCCGCGGGGACCGTCTTGTGCTGACCGGGACTGAGGGTCTGGGCAAGACGGTGCTGCTGCGGCAGCTCGCGGTGTGCGCCGCGGCCGGGGTGCAGCCGTTCACCGGCGACACCTCGCCTGTACGCCGCGTGCTGTTCGTGGACTGCGAGAATCCGGAGCGGATCATGATCGGCTCGTTCAGGAAGCTGCGGGACGCGCTGCACATCGAGACCCGGATTCCGTTGCGGATCGCCCGGTTCCCGCAGGGGCTGGATCTGACCCGCACGTCCGATCGGCTCACTCTGCGGCAGCTGCTTGTCGACAACCGGCCCGATCTGCTGGTGATCGGCCCGGTCTACAAGTTGTACGTCGGCGGCGCGAACTCGCGCGAGGAGGACCTGGCGCGGGCTGTGACGGCATGCCTCGACGGACTGCGGGAGGAGTTCGGGTTCGCGCTGGCAATGGAGCACCACGCCCCGCACAAGGAGTCCGGGCGGGCATTCCGTGACGTCCGGCCGATCGGGTCGTCGCTGTGGCTGCGATGGCCGGAGTTCGGGCTGGGCATCGCGCCCGACGACGGCTACCGCGACGACAACCGGGTCGTGAAGGTCGTCCACTGGCGCGGCGACCGTGACTCCCGCCCCTGGCCTGCCCAGCTCGTCCAGGGCGCCGTGCTGCCCTGGATCGACTCGGGCGCCGATTCCCACCACATCCGTAGAACTGCATGACCCCCCGGAAGGAACATCTCATGACCGACACCGATGCCCAGATGATCGAGGGCCTGGCCAGCGGGCTCGCCAGGCGCGAGCGATGCGAGGAGGACGCATGAGCAACATCGAGTGGATCCCGCGCGCTGATCCGCTGGGCCGGGTTGAGCAGTTCCCGGAGATGGCGGCCATGTTCGCCGAGGGCAGCCGTTGCGGTGACGGGAGGGCTCCGGGTGGCCGTCACGCCGATTCGGAGCGCTGCCCCGCCGACCTGGATCGCATCGACATCGTTACCGGCAAACCGGTGCCCCCTCTGTTGCGGCAACTCATCGACGGAGTCTCACGTCCCCTGTGGGACGTCGCGGACGCCGGGGCCAGACAATCCCACCCCCAGCCTCTGGAATCGCCACAGTGGGGAAAAGAATGCGTCTGGCTGGCATCCATGTGGCACGACGCGGTGGAAAATCTCGACGAGCCCGGGTGGAAGGCCGTGTGCCGGACGATCAATCAGGTGTGGTCTCGGCTCGCCCAGGCGATCGCGCTCACTCCGCCGGTCAGGGACGCGCCGTGTCCCAAGTGCGGGGGCCGTCTTCGCCCGGCCGGCGACATGCTGGTCTGCGTCGAAGGCCACGAGCAGCCGGGCCCGGAGAGGCTGGCCGAGCAGTGGCTGCACCATGCGCCAATGACGACCCGCGAACTGTGCGAGGCCCTGCCCGGGCTCACTTCGGCGCGGGTGAGGCAGTGGGCTCACCGTCGCAAGATCAGGCCTGATTCGACGATCAAGGGCGCCCCGCTGTGGTGGCCGTGGGATGCGATCAGGCTGCTGTGGCCGCAGCTCGCCGAGGAGGTCGAGACGTCTGCTGCGGAGACTCCTCAGGCGTGCTAAGGTGTGACACAGTTCCTAGGCGTAGTGCGCCCGGAGCCTAAACCCCGGCCACAGGGTCCGGGGTTTTCTGCTGTCCCGGGTCGAACGTCCAGGAGACCCCAGACAGCTGGTTGTCCAGTGAGCGCATGTGACTGGAAGACCGCCACCTCTGCGCAGTCCCCGTCAGTGTCAAAGCTGACGGGGGCACTTCATATCCGCCCCGCCTCTCCACGATGCGCACCTGGCGGATCTTCTCTTGATCCCGGACCAACGGAGGCTGGAACCCTCTGCCGGGATCACCCCGCCACCGAATCAGTCAACCGATCCGGGTCAGGCATGGCGGGGCACATCCACCCGGCAGGGCAGCGCCGATCCTCACAGGGATGCGGACACACTCAGGGGCTCCGGCGTCCCTGCCGGGAGGCACGCGCTGCTGCTGGAATGGCAGACAGGCCCGCCTCAAAAATCTGGCACCCAGGAAAATATGGCAGCCCCTCGAGGAATGGGTGGCGTCCTTATCCTGGCGCCCCAGTCGTGGCGCGATCCGGCCTGTCCTTTCCGGGTCCTTTCAGCAGGCAGGATCGCCCAGGCTCGCCACCTGGAGCCGCGCCCGACGGCTGCCACCATTCGGGCACACACATCGAGGGGAGGGGTTGGCATGGCTGCTGTGTGCAGCGAGCCCGGATGCCCGGCCATCGTGCCGCGTGCGGGCTACTGCCGACGTCATCGCCGCTACTCCCCGACCACCCGCCGCAGCGCCAGGGAGATCCGGCGTCGGGCCCAGGCGGTGGCCGACTGGGTGGCGGTCAACGGCTGGGTCTGTCCCGGCTGGCATCGCGATCCGCACGAGTCGCATGACCTGACCGCCGACCATGTGACGCCGGTCGCATGGGGTGGCGGCGACGGGCCGCTCACCTGTCTGTGCCGCTCGTGCAACAGTCGCCGCGGTGCCTCGATGGATCGGGGTTGAGCACCCGCCTCATGGCGTCGGATCGGCCGCCTGGACGCCTCCGGACGTCCGCCGTGACCCGGTGCTGACTAGGCGTGATGCCGCGCCATCGTCCATGTCATCCTTGATATGAAGGGCACCCTAATGTGGTGCTGACTAGGGGTTTCTCTACCCCATGAGTTTCCTGTGAATCTTCGGTGACTCCGCGCGAAATCGCCCTGACTAGGGGTTTCGCCTTCCTGTGACCCACCTGTGAGGGGTGGGGGAGGGGGCTCTGACTAGGGGTTTTACAGCGCTCGCGAGGTGTCTCGCTGTGCGGAGTGCTGAAAAGTCGTATTTTCGCCCCACTCGATGCCGCATGCGATATGCGGTCGGGGCCTGCTTGAGGAGGGGTCGCGATGACCGCACCGAAGGGTCTCAACACCGGCGGCCGACGTCTGTGGCGCCAGATCACCGGGGAGCATGAGCTGGATGCGGTGCAGCGCGTGCAACTGCTGGAGGCGTGCCGGACGAAGGATCATCTGGACAAGCTCGACGAGCTGCTGCGCGGTGAGCTGGACGCGTGGGCGAGGATCACCGATGCGCCGAACGAGGCGGGTGAGGTGAAGGTGGTCGTCAATGCGGCTCTGGACAAGCAGATGGCCGCGGCGAACCTCCTCAAGCAGCTCCTGGCGGCTCTGAGGCTTCCGGATTCGAAGACCGGAAAGAAGCCTCAGCAAAGGTCCGCGCGCGGCGCCTATGCCCCGAAGAAGCCTACTGGCGGCAACGTGACGGCGATTGATCGGGCACGGAAGCGGCGTCAGGCATGACCGGGTTCATCTCCGCCTTCGATGGCCAGGTGTGCAGCCTTGGCTACGCGGCGGTGGACTGGATAGAGCAGAACTGCTGCCACGGCCCGGGCGACGTGCAGGGCGAGCCTGTCTCGATCGATGATGAGATGTTCGACTTCCTGGTGGACGCCTACCGGATCGATCCGGAGACGGGCCGTCGGGTGTGGTCGGAGTGCATGCTGAGCCGGGCGAAGGGTCGTGCGAAGTCGGAGGTCGCCGGTTTCATCGTGTGCTTCGAGGCGTTCGGTCCGTGTCGGTTCGACCGGTGGGACAAGGACGGTCAGCCCGTTGGCCGGCCGGTCACCTCGCCGATGATCCGTTGCCTGGCGACCGAGGAGTCGCAGGCCGGCAACACGTTCCAGGTGGTTGCCTACATCGTCTCGGACTGGGGCCCGGAGAACCGGCCGGACATCTACTCCGGTGTGACCGGGTCGCGGCAGTACCAGAGTGCGTCGAGCATCTACCTTCCGCATGGTGGGGAGATCCGGGCGTGCACGTCGGGGTCGGCGTCGAAGGATGGCGGCAAGGAGACGTTCGCCGTGGCCGACGAGACGCACCTGTACGTGCTGCCTGAGTTGCGGAGCATGTATGCGACGGTGCGGCGCAACACGGGCAAGCGGAAGATCGCCCAGCCGTGGTTGCTGCAGACGACGACGGCTTACTGCCCGGGTGAGGAGTCCATTGCGGAGCAGACGTTGACGTTGTGGCGGACCGATCAGCTTCCTCCTGGGATTCTGATCGACCACAAGGAGGCGAAGGGTCCGGTGAAGGTCCGGGACCGTGAGCACACGCTCAAGCAGCTTCACCAGGTGTATGGCGCCGCCCGGGATTGGATCGACTTCGACGGCATCTACGAGAAGATGGTCGACCCTCGCACCTGCCCGGATGATGCGACGGCTGCGCGGTACTACCTGAACCGTCCGATGTCGACGAATGCGGCGTGGATTGCGAAGGACATTCACGAGCGCCAGACTCGCGATGAGACGGTGGCGCCTGGTGAGCACATCACCATCGGGTTCGACGGGTCGTTGAACGATGACACGACGGTCGTGCGCGGCTGCCGCATCAGTGACGGGTTCCTGTTTCGGATCGGTGCGTGGCCGAAGCCTGCCGGGCCTGAGGGTATGGGCTGGTCTGTTCCCCGCACGGAAGTTCTGGAGTGCATCCGGCAGGCGTTCCGGACGTGGGATGTGGTGCGGGCCTACTGCGACCCACACGAGTGGCGTTCGGATGTGGACCGGCTGGCTGAGGAGTTCGGCGAGGATCATGTGATCGCCTGGGCGACAACGCGGGCGACTCAGATGGGGTCGGCGCTGGACCGGTTGCACACGGACCTGATGAACGGCACCTGCTGGCATGACGCGGACATTCTGGCGGCGGAGCATTACGGCAACGTGTACGTGAAGATGAAGGGCCCGTACCGGCTGGTGCGCAAGGAGAACCCGAACAGCGCCCGCAAGATCGACTCCGTCGTCGGGGACGCGCTGGCCTACGAGGCTCGCGCTGATGTGCTGGCGAGCGGCTGGTCCCCTGAGGATGAGCTGGGTGGAATTCTGTGTTTCACGTGATCGAGGAGGGGTGACCTGTGGTGCTGTCTGATGATGAGTTGGCGATGGTCGCCCGCCTGGACAGGAAGATCCGGGTGGCACGCAACGGCCGCCGTGGTAAGCACTGGTTCCGTGGGCTGGATCTGCTGGAGAGGTACTACGACGGGGAGCAGCGGCTGATCCAGATGGGTCTGGCCGTCCCGCCTGAGCTGCGGCAGTTTGAGACGGTCGTGGGGATCCCGGCGATGGCTGTGGATGAGACGGAGCGCCGCCAGTCCCTGAAGTCGTTTCAGCGGTCCGGCAACGAGGCGGACGACAAGGAGCTCCGGGAGGCGTGGGAGTTCAACAACCTGGACTCTCAGGCCAGTCTGACGCACAAGGACACGAGGATCTACGGCCGGGGGTTTGTGGCTGTCTCGACGAACGACGAGGACGCGGAGCATCCGCTGATCACTCCCCTGTCGCCGAAGGACGTCGGGGTGCAGATCGATCAGCGGCATCGTCGGATCGCCGCCGCCCTGAAGGTGTTCAAGCGGGACTCCTCCGACTCGGAGCGGTCGGCGATGCTGTATCTGCCCGATGCGACGGTGGAGCTGGTGCAGCGGTCCGGGACGTGGTCCGAGGTGGATCGGGATGATCACCGCCTGGGCGCCGTGCCGATCGTCATGTTCCTGAACAAGCCGAAGACCGGCGAGTTCCACGGGCATTCTGAGATGAACCCGGTCATCGGCCTGACGGATTCCATCTCGCGAATGGTCACCAACATGCAGGTCGCCGGCGAGATTGCGGCGATTCCACAGCGGTGGATCACCGGAGCCTCGAAGGGCGACTTCATCGACAAGAACGGCAAGCAGCTCCCCGTCTGGGAGGCCTACTTCACGGCGATCAAGGCGATCTCGAACAAGGACGCGAAGCTCGGACAGTGGTCGGCCGCCGATTTGGCGAACTTCACCGGAGCCGTGAACAACATGCTGTCCTGGTGTGCCGCGGTCCTGGGTCTGCCGACCCGGTATGCCGGGCAGCAGGCCGTGAACCCGGCGTCCGAGGGTGCGATCATCGCCGATGAGGCGCGGCTGATCAAGAACGTCGAGCGCATGAACTCGCTCGACGGCGACTGCTGGTCGTGGGTGATGGCCCTCTATGAGCGGTTCCGCACCGGGGCGTGGCCGATCCAGAACAGCATCCGGGCCCTGTGGCACGATCCGGCTACGCCGACCTATTCGCAGCGCGCCGATGCGGTGCTGAAGCTGCACTCCGGGAATTCCCCGATCCTGTCGCGTGAGGGCGCCTGGGATGAACTCGGCTGGTCGGAGGAGCGCAAGGCGACCGAGCGCCGGTACTTCGAGGCTGAGCGCTCCGACCCTGACCTGCAAGCGTTCTACGAGGCGGTGAGCGGTCGTGGCCGCACCTCTGGCGACGGTCAGTGAGCTGTACCGGCAGGTGCAGTTGCTGGCGGACGTGACGGAGGGGCTGGCGCGGTCTCGGTGGCGTCCGGGCGGCGGTGACTGGCTGGCTGGATGGCAGAAGCGGCTGCCCGAGGTGGCCGGTGCTGTCTCGATGGCCCAGTCGACGGCGGCAGGTCTGGCGAACGACGCCGCCGATGATGTGCTGTCGGGCTACGGCATTCCGCAGTCGCCGCGGGCGGATCCGTTGGGGTTCGCCGGGTGGATGCAGCCCGACGAGTCGCCGTGGGCGGTTCCGCTGGTCGACGCCATGGGCGATGCCCCGGTGATCGTGGCGCGTCGCACCGCGGGTGACGCCGGTCAGATGCTGTCGGCCGGCCGGGACATGGTGGGCGTCCTGGCGCGCACCGCTGTGGCGAATGCGGCCCGCATGGCCATGGAGGCCCGGATTGCGGGCACCAAGCATTGCTCCGGGGCGTTCTGGGAGCCAGCCCCGTACTGCCAGCGATGCGCTGTGATCATCGGTAAGAGCTTCGCGCTCGGCCATGAATGGCAGCGTCATCCTCGCTGTGACGGTCAGGTGATCCCCGTGCCGGACGGACGCGATGTGCCGTGGCCGGGCGCCGACGAGTCCGACATCTCGGATCTGACGCTCGACCAGAAGAAGGCGATCGCCGATGGCGGCGACTTGAATCAAGTCATCAATGCCCATTCGGGGGCCCGCGGCGGCAAGCGCGACTACCGGTCACCGCTGTACGCCAGCGGCACGAAGACGTATGCCGGGGTGGGTCGTCGCCACAATGACGGCACCGCGAAGAGGGTGCGGCTCACCCCGAAGGGGATCTATCGCATGGCCGGCGACGATCGGACCATGGCGAGGGATCTCCTCTCCAAGTACGGCTACATCCTGTAGCCCCATAGTTCTCCCGTGGCGGCGATTGCCCGGGGTATCCATCCGAGCGAATCGGAGAAACACACCATGCCAAACCCTGCCAACAGTGCGCCCGCAGCCTCCCAACAGGAGGCCAACAAGACCCCCGAGTCGGCCGGCCAGAATCCCCCGCAGGAGCCCGACAAGGGCCCCGACGGGGGTGACGGTGACGAGCAGCTAGGCGAGTCGGGCCTCAAGGCTCTGCATTCGGAGCGTGACGCCCGTAAGGCCGCCGAGAAGCGCGCGAACGATCTGGCTGCGAAGGTCAAGGCGTTCGAGGACGCGAACCTGACGGACCAGGAGAAGCAGACCCGCGAGCTGACCGAGCTGCGGACCGAGGCCGCAGGGCTGCGCGATCAGATCGCCCGCCGTGACGCCTGCGAGGCCGCCGGGATTCCGGCGTCCTGGGCGAAGCGGCTCGCCGGATCGAATCTCGAGGAGCTCACCGCGGACGCGAAGTCCATCGGCGGGCAGCTCGGCGCCGCGGCCCCGCGCACTCCGAAGCCTGACCCGTCGACCGGCCTCACCTCCCATGGGGACGCTGGGTCGTCGGTGAGCGCTGGCAGGGACCTGTTCAAGAACCGACATTCCAAGAAGGGATGAAACAATGCCTCGACTCAAGATTGAGTCCTTCGGCGGCGATGACTCGTCGTGGCTGGCCTCCGGGCACGGCATCCGCAATGCGCGGACCGGCACCATCGACATCTCGGCCTTCACGAAGGCGACTCACTACCCGGACGGTTTCCTTCCGGCCGGGCTCCCCGTCAACACTGCCGACGAAGGGGCCGTCAAGCCCTGGACCGACGCCGTAGGTGAGCAGCTCGGCTTCGTGCTGTTCAACGTCGGCACTGACGGCGTGGAGGACATTCCCGCGCCGGTGCTGCGCCACGGCCTCGTGAAGACCGCCAAGCTCCCCGGTGGTGCGTTCACCCACGCCGCCGGAGACGCTTCCGGATTCACCTTCATCGGAGGGACTGACTGATCATGGCCCTGTGGACTGACATCATCGAGCCGGCCGAACTGACCGGCTACATGCGCGCCTCCCTGGAGGACTACGAGATCTCGCAGGGGTCGCTGGCTCAGTGGCTGCCGAACGAGACCGTGCCGGACATCTCGGCCCGCTTCTGGAAGGGCGAGGCTGGGCTGGTGGATGAGGCTCGCTTCCGTTCCTACGATGCGGAGATCGAGATCGGCGGTGGCGCGAAGGAGGAGCGGGTCACCATCGACCTGCCCGCCGTCGGACTCAAGAACGTCGTCTCCGAGTACCGGCAGCTGAAGCTGCGAAACGCCCCCGAGGAGGCGATGCGCAACAGTATCCTCAAGGAGGCCGACCGGATCGTGCACGGCGTCGCCGACCGCATCGAGCGGACCCGAGGCGTGGTGCTGAACACCGGCAGGGCGACCATCTCGCAGTCGAACTTCAAGATCGACGACGACTTCGGGCGTGATTCCGCGCTGACTCTGACGGCTCCGGCTCTGTGGTCGGAGACCGACACCGACGCGCTGGGGCAGCTGGACACGTGGCGTCAGCTGTACGTCGACAAGAACGGCGAGGAGCCGGGGGCGATCCTCATGTCGCGCCGGGCCCTGTCGGCCCTGTCGCGGCTGGCACAGTTCAAGCCTGTCCTGTCGGGCACCGGTCAGCGTCCCGCCACCCAGGCGGACGTGCTGGCCCTGCTGGACGCCTACGGGCTGCCGCCGGTGTCGCTGTACAACCGGCGCACCAAGACCGGCCCGGTCCTGCCCGATGATCGGGTGCTGATGCTCCCGTCCGCCGGCGCGAACCAGCTGGGCGCCACCTACTGGGGTGAGACCCTCAGCTCGGCCGAGGAGACCTACGGCATCGCCGTGGAGGACGCCCCAGGCCTGGTGGCCGCTGTGTACCGCGGCGAGCAGCCCCCGCACATCGCCGAGGTGCTGTGCGACGCGATCGCCCTGCCGGTGCTGGCCAACGCCAACCTGTCTCTGTCGGCGAAGGTGCTGTGATCATGGCCGCCATCATCAAGGCGGCCACCGTGGTCACGCATCCCGTCACTGGGGAGCCGGTGGCCCTCATGGTTGGTGATGAGTGCCCGGACATCCTGTCCGGCCTGATCACCAACCCTGAGGTGCTCGACCAGCCGAAGGTGGCGCGGCGCCGCAAGCCGAAGGATGCCGACCGGGAGGGCTGACTCGTGCTGACCGTCACGGCCGATGACATCGGCGTCGAGCTCGGACGGACGCTCACCGACGCCGAGACCCGGCAGGCCGATAAGTGGATCGCCCAGGCGCTTGCCATCATCACGAAGAAGGTCGGGGACATCGCCCGGCTAGATTCTGAGATGGTCGAGTACGTCGTGGTGCAGATGGTAGCGGAGCGTTTCCGCCGCCCTGCCGACGGCGCCACCCAGGTGCAGGTGTCCGTCGATGACGCGTCGAGCCTGCGACGGTTCGACACGTCAGCGAAGGGGCTTGTGCTGCGTCCCGAGTGGATCGACCTGCTCACCCCGGACGAGGATGCCTCGCAGGCGTTCACGATCCGGCCAGGGGGATGGGGGCCCAGTCATGCTCGGTGAGGACCTGGCGGCCGAACTGCCACACCTGCGGGCTGAGGCTGAATCGGCGATGACCGACCACGGAGTGATCGGCACCCTGGAGAGTCACCTCGACCGCGAGACCGGGGAGATCGTCGAGACGGTCGTCCCGGCATACACGGGCCCCCTGGGTTGCCGTCAGTCAGAGGACAGGCAACGCGTCGAGTCAGCCGGATCCGAGGTGACTGCAGCCCCGGTCACGGTCCGCGCCCCGTGGGACACGCCCGTGCAGCCCGGGATGGTGGTCGTGTTCGACGCCTCGGCGGATCCACGCCTGCTCGGCGTGCGTCTGCGCGTCTCGGCCGTCAAGGGCGGCACGTGGAGCGTGCAGCGCCGGATCATCTGCGAGGAGGTGCAGGGTGCCGATCAGGACCAACGCTGAGGAGCTGGCCGCCAAGCTGGACACCGCGTCCGGCCGCGTCGGGCCAGTCGGGACGAGGGCCATCAGGCAGGCAGCGGACGAGGTGTTGAAGGTGCAGGAGGCGCATGTGCCCGTGCGCACCGGGCGCCTGAAGGGGTCCCTGAACGTGCAGGTCGAGGGTGACGGGCGATCCGGCACCATCATCGCGCACGTGGGCCCCACCGGAGTGCGTTACGCCACCTTCCAGGAGCACGGCACGTCTCGCATGGCGGCGCATCCGTTCGCGGAGCCCGCCACCGAGGAGGCTCGCCGGATCCTCCCCCAGCTGGTCGAGCATGCCGCCGAGGAGATCGCCCGCGATGTATGAGCGTCTCACTTTCGCCGACCTGCTCGACGCGCGCCTCCACGCCATCGCCACCATTGACGCCTACGTACTCGCCGATCCGCCAGACAGGCCCGCGAGGGGCTATGTCGTGGCGGACATCAGCGCCGGAGGCGAGTGGGACGCCCGTCTGTCCGACGAGGTGTCGGACGCGCAGGGGGCCTTCGTACTCCGTTGCTGCGGGTTCTCCCGTGAGCAGGCGCTGCGCACCACGGATCTCGCGATGAGGTCCATGCGTGGATGGCGCCCCTTTCCCGATGGAACGGCGCTCAGGTTGACCGACACGTCCGAGGTGATCCGCGACGATTCAGTGGCCACAGACATCCGATATTCCATTTCACTGCATTACCGATTCGACATTTAGGAGCATCTCATGGCGGATTACGTCCGCGTCGAGGTGACCGATGCCGACGGTGGCAGGTCCGAGCATTCCGTGCGTTTCCCCATGCCGGGGATGCGCGTGCTCGACAAGCCCGCCGTCGACGCTTACGGCCACCCGCTTCCCCGCAAGGAGCACACCATCATTTCCAAGATCGCCGCCTCGAAGCCGGCGGCTGACAAGAAGGAGCAGTCATGACCGCACAGATGATGGAGGACATCTTCCCCACCGGCGTTCAGGCGCCCGGCAACAACCTGGCGATCTGGCTGAAGACCAGCCCCGCCGATCCGGCGAAGCCCACGCTGGCCGAGCTGTCGGACATCACCGCGCTGGACATCTCCTGCTACCTCAAGAAGGACGCCCTGGACAGCCTCGATCTGGCGCAGGAGACCGAGGATGATTCGCGGTTCTGCGATGCGGCGAAGCGTGAGGCTTTCGGCGAGCAGAGCTTCGACCAGAAGTCGATCAGCCACATTGTGGACCCGCAGGGCAAGGGCGATCAGGCCGAGAAGGGCAACCTGGCCGCCAAGCAGATCGAGGCGAACTCGACCGGCTACATGTACCTCCGGATGGGTGTCCCGCAGAAGCAGGAGCTGGCCGCCGGGGATGTGGTGACCGGGTTCACCGTCACCACCGGCGCCGACTTCGTGAAGCCTGTCACCACCGGCAAGTACTACCGGACCGTGATGACGTCGTTCACGATGAACGCGAATCAGGTTGCGATCGCCTGAGTGGGCGGAATCACAACTGGATAACAATCGAATATGGAGGGGCGGACACCTGCGATAGTTCCGCCCCTCCCTTGCGTCTTTGAGCGATGAGAAAGGGCCACTGATGGCTGACGATGTGAAGACCGCGCCGGACCTGCGGGCGCTGCTGAGGAAGAGGCGTGAGCAGGATTCGTCGGCATCGACCGTGCGGATCTCTTACACGCTGGATGATTCGATCTCCGACGAGTATGAGGCCGTCAAGGCCGAGCTGGACGGGGTGCACTCCCCCTTCGATGCGGAGCGGCGGGCGCTCGAGAAGGCCGCCGAGGACACGATGGGCGCCGCCAATACCGCCGACGTTGATCGACGCGAGGCCGCCGCAATTGCCGACCTGGAGGCCAAGCTGGCCGAGGTGGAGGAGCGCGGTCGCGCGGTCACTGTGGATCTGGTGTTCCGGGCCTGTACGCCGGGCACATATCAGGACCTGGTGAATCAGCTCAAGCCCGATGAGGATGAGGAGCGGATGGGGGCCTTCCTCGACGCTCTGTGCCTGGCGTGCTATACGGGCGCCGAGCAGAACGGGAAGCCGGTCGACCTCGGCATGTGGCCTGAGATTGCCGAGTCCATGAACTACGGGTTGCTGGATGCGGCCCACACGCTCGTGATGGCGATGAACCGGCGGACGGTGCAGACCCCTTTCTCGTCGAAGCCCTCCACAAGAACCCGCTGATCCTCGACGACGTGGAGACGGCCCACTCGCTGGGCCTGTCTCTGCGCCGCTTCCACGGGTGGGAGCCACGGGAGACGACGCGTGTCACGGCCCGGGACGCAGAGGGCCGTCCCGCCGAGTGGATGACGACGCGTGAACCTGAGTGGGACGACGACGAGCGCGACATCATGCGCGCCCGCGCCCACATCGAGGCGCATAGGTGCAGCCAGTGCGGCGGAGATCTGGACGAGTACCTGACCGATCAGCCGCCCATCGCCGACGATCCCGGCTACGGCTTCTCCGTGGGGCCGGTGTGGTGCCGCCGGTGCGTGGCGATGGCCCGCTGGAAGCGCGGCCACGAGAAGGCCGACAAGCAGGCCGAGGGCACCGATCTGGACGAGATGCCCGAGGTGCGTCGTCTCGTGGCGATCAAGAAGCCCAACCCTGACAACTGAAAGGTGCTGTGACCGATGGCTCGCGTGCAGACAGTCATGTCCCTCGCCGGGGTGCAGCAGGTCGTCGACGGCTTCAAGCGGGCCGGATCCGCCGCCAGGCAGTTCGGGTCGGCGGCGAAGCTGTCCGGCGACTCCATGGATAAGGCGGGCAGCCGGATCCGCACCGCCGGGGCGTATGTCACCCGGAACGCCGACCAGCTGGGGCATGCCGGGTCCACCTTCATGAAGGTGGGCGCGGTCATCGGGTCGACTGTGGTGGGTGCGGTGAAGGCCGCCGCCGACTGGGAGTCAGCCTGGGCCGGTGTCACGAAGACCGTGGACGGCAATGTGTCGCAGATGGCCGCCCTGGAGGGGCAGCTGCGCGGCCTCACGTCGATCCTGCCGGCGTCCCATGAGGAGATCGCCGGCGTTGCCGAAGCGGCCGGCCAGCTGGGCATCCAGCGGGAGAACGTGGCCGGGTTCACGCAGGTCATGGTGGAGATGGGCGAGTCAACCAACCTGAGTGCGGATGAGGCGGCCACCTCTATCGCCCAGATGATGAACATCATGGGCACCGCCCAGGGGGACGCGTCGCGGATCGGCGCGACGATTGTCGCCCTGGGTAACGCCGGAGCGTCGACTGAGCGTGACATCACTCAGATGAGCATGAGGATCGCGGCGGCCGGCAAGCAGGTCGGCATGTCCGAGGCTGACGTGCTCGGTTTCGCGAACGCCCTGGCGTCGACGGGTGTGGAGGCTGAGGCTGGCGGCACCGCCATCTCTCAGACGTTCAAGCAGATCGATGCGGCAGTCCGTGAGGGGGGTTCCTCGCTGGATTCGATCGCCCGGACGTCGGGCATGTCGGCGGCGCAGTTCAAGCAGGCGTGGGGCAGGGATGCCGCAGGTGCGATGAACTCGTGGATCGTCGGGTTGGGGAAGGCGCAGGCGTCCGGGCAGGATGTCAACAAGACGCTGTCGGATCTGGGCATGACCGGGATCCGGCAGTCTGACTCCATTCTGAGGCTGGCGTCGTCGACGAAGGCGGCCGGGGCTCAGACTGATCTGTTGGCCGATTCGCTGAAGCTCGGCAGTCAGGCGTGGAATCAGAACATCGCCCTGACGAACGAGGCGGCGAAGCGGCATCAGACGCTCGCGTCCCAGGCCCAGATCGCGTGGAACACGATGAAGGACTCCGCCATCAGCGCGGGCATGTCTCTGCTGCCGACGGTCGCCCAGATCGTGACGACGCTGGCAGGTCTGGCGTCGGCGTTCGGGAACCTGCCCGGTCCCGTGAAGCAGTTTGGGGCCGCGTTCACGGCGGTCTCGTCGGGGTCTCTGCTGGCCGCCGGCGGGCTGCTGAAGGTGGTGTCGCTGGCCGGCCGGGTGAAGACCGCCATGTCTGGGCTCGGCATCTCCATGAAGGCGGGGATGCTCGGCATGGGTGCCATCGGCGTGCTGATCACCGGTGCCGCGCTGGCGCTGAACGCATGGATCTCGAAGCAGCAGAAGGCCAAGGAGACCACGGACTCCTACACGCAGGCTTTGCAGGGGCAGACGCAGGCCATCAATGAGGCGACGATCCAGACCGCGGCGAAGAACTTGCAGGATGCTGGCGCTTTCGATGCGGGGAAGAAGCTGGGTCTGTCGTCTGCGATCGTGACGAGGGCTGCGCTGAATCAGAAGGACGCCATGCAGCAGGTCGCGGCGGCGACTGCGAAGGCGCGCGCCGAAATGGCGGAGATCTCATCACGGGCCAATGACGCGGGCGGCATGGCGTCTTTGGAGAAGACCCCGGAGTACAAGCAGGCTCAGGCGAAGCTGGAGGCGGCGAAGAAACTCGAGGCCGCCATCAAGGTGCAGAACGATGCGTTCGGCACCGCTGTGGCTAAGCAGAAGGAGCTGCAGGATGCTGTCGACGCGGCGGGTCCGGCGGAGCAGCAGTCTGCCGAGCAGAAGAAGAAGGTGGCGCAGGCGTCCCAGGAGGCCGCGCAGGCGATGGATGCCCTGATCGAGGCCACCCAGTCCTACGGGAATCTGTTGCTGCAGATGTCCGGCAACGCGATCGGCGTGGAGTCGGCGATCGATCAGGCCACCGCAGCCCTGGAGAAGAACGGCAAGACTCTCGACATCGACACCGAGGCTGGCCGGGCCAACATGCAGGCACTGAATGGGATCGCCCAGGCGTCGATGCAGCAGGTGAAGACGATGGCCGAGGCGGGCGCGTCGACGCAGGAGATGTCGGCTGCGACCGCCAAGGCGCGAAAGTCGTTCATCGACACGGCGCAGGCGATGGGGATGCCGGCGGCCGAGGCGAAGAAGTTGGCCGACGCCTATTTCGCAATTCCGAAGGAAGTCAACACCACCCTCAACACCCACATCAAGGGTGCCAATGAGAAGCAGGTCGCGGCGCTGCAGAAGGAGATCGACAAGCTTCCGGCGGAGAAGCGGTCTCAGGTGGTGGCGACTGCCAACACGAAGGGCTATGCGGAGGCCAAGAAGCAGCTCGATGAGTTCCAGAAGCAGCTGCACACCCTGACGCACACCACGAAGGCCGGCGTCACCTTCAAGGTCAGCAGCAAGGTCGACCGCAAGGAATACGACAAGTTCGTCAAGGATGTCGAGAAACTGCCGAAGGAGCAGCAGCAGAAGCTCGTCCAGAAAGCGGAGACGAATTTCCCGGAGGCGCAGAAGCAGCTGCAGCAGTTCCTGGCCGCGATCCCGAAGGACAAGGAGAAGACCGTCAAGGTCCACGCTTCTCTGCAGGGCGCGGACAAGACGAAGAAGGATCTCGGCGACATCGAGGTGACCGCCCGGACGATCAACGGCAAGAAGTGCCTGATCCCGGTGAGCTCGCCGGGTGCTGACGGCACGAAGGTCGCCATCAAGGGCGTCACGTACGAGGTGAAGACGCTCGACGGGCATCAGGTTCTGGTGCCGGTCTCCGCGCCGGGTGCCTCACAGGCCCAGGGTGCGCTCATGGGTGTAAATGCGGCCGCGCAGGCCGCCAACGCCAGGAGTGTGACGATCCCGACCAGCACGCCGGGCACGTCTGCTTCGACCGGGCTGTTGAACGGTCTGCACGCGGCGTGGGCGCGGATCACCGGCAGGAGTGTGCGGATCGGCACGTCTGCGCCTGGCGCGTCGGCGGCGACGGGGCAGATCAACAGTCTCCGCGCCGCGGTGCAGCGCACCAACGGGGCACATGCCACCGTCACCGCGTCGGCCTCGACTGGGGCGGCGGAGTCGGCGCTCCGCGCTCTGGAGGCAACTCGGCACATGACCGTGGTGGCTCACGTGCAGACCGTGGAGACCGTCGGTAGGGCCAGCGGTGGACCGATTCCGAGATCGAGTCTCGCCTCCGGCGGCCGGGTGCCCGGGTGGTCTCCGACGACGACCGCCGACAATGTGCCGATCATGGCGACCGCCGGGGAGTGGATGCATCCCGTCTCAGCGGTGCGCAAGTACGGTCCGGGCTTCATGGAAGCTGTGCGCACCGGGAGGTTCCCCGTCGAGCGTGCGCAGGGGTTCGCTAACGGAGGTTCCATCGGCGGACAGCATCTGGCGACAGGCGGTTTCGTCGGCGCCCTGGCATCGTCGGCGTCGCGCACCATCGTGGTGAAGATGGCAGCCGCCGACGGCTCGTTCGCCGACCTGTCGAAGGCCCTTGCCGCGCAGACGAAGGCGCAGCAGGCAGCGACCCGCGCAGGCAACGCCTGGCGCCGGGCGCGCGGCAAAAACCGGGCCAAGGCCGGCGAGGCGTACAACAAGGCGAAGGACAACCTCAAGACGGCGACCGACAACGCTCAGCAGGCCATCGACGCGTTCGCACAGTCGGCGTCTCAGGCGGCCTCCACCATGTCGTCGGCCTTCCGGTCTGGCGGGTCTGCCGCCGACCTGATGGCCAACATGCGCGAGGGCACCAATCAGCTCGCACTGTTCGAGTCGCAGCTGTCTAAGCTGCGCACCATGGGCCTGTCGCAGTCGGCCATCGACTCGCTGACCGCCATGGGTGTCAATCAGGGGTCCGCGCTGGCCGGAGAGATCGTCTCCGGCGGCAAGGGCATGGTCGACTCGCTCAACCTGGCGGCCTACCGGTTGGATCAGATCGCCGACAAGCTGGGCCGTCAGACGCTGGCGAAGTTAGCCGCCGGCGGCACCGTCACGTCCCCGACCCGGGCACTGATCGGTGAGGCCGGGACCGAGACCGTCGTGCCGCATGACGGGTCGGAGCGGTCGCGGCGGCTCTGGCTAACGGCCGGCCGTGAGCTCGGGATGCTGGGCGATGGGTCGGCCTACCGGTCGCCGTCTTCGCAGCAGATCGTGGTGCGGGCGCCGGATGTAGTGATGCCGTCGACGGTGATGCTGAATGTCCCAGGTCTTGGCACGGCGATCAGGGCGGAGATCGTGTCTGCGCAGACCACGACCGCACGCAACGTGGCAAGGAGCAGACGATGATCACGTGCAACTATGTTCCGGATCCTCCGCGTGTCACCCTCGACGTCACCTCCATGCCCGCCGGGACGGCGCGCGTGGAGGTGGTGCGCATCGACTCCAACGGGGCCGAGTCACCGGTGCGCGGGGCCGCCGACGTTCCGGTGCAGGACACGGCCGCGTGGACCGTCATCGACTGGGACGTGCCCATCGGCCGAGCACCCGTCTGGCGGGCCACCTACCGGAATGCCGCCGGCGGACTGCTCGGGACCGAGACGGGTTCACTGGTACGTGACGGTGTCGGCCCGGAGCTGCTGGCCAATGGCGGTTTCGATGATGGGCTGACAGGATGGGCGACGACTGGGACGGTGCAGCAGCTCTTCTCAGGTCCGACGCCTCCTCATGCGGTGATCCGTGGCGCCGGGTCGCTGTCGCAGTCCGTCGTCCTGGACCCCGGCGCCGGCACGACGGTGACAGTGTCCCACCAGAACGATCCCGGCATCGGCTCGACGGTGACGGTGACCCCCGATGTGGGGAATCCTGTGATGGCGGTCATGTCTGACTCGGGCAATGACTGGGTGACCACGACGGTGAATCTACCGGCCGGGGCGTCATCGGCGATCATGACCATCGCGGGAACAACGGGCTCGACACGGGTCGACAACGTCACGGCGCGGGCGGTCTACCACTCCGATGGCACAGTCCCCGCCCCCGACTGCGACCTGGCGTGGATCTCCAACCCCTACGATCCCGACAGCGCCATGATGGTCACCCTCATGGCGGGCACCGACGATGAGACCGGCCACGATATGACGACCTCCCTGTCGCTGCCGGGACGCCGCACACACCTCCCCTCGGCGGTCGTCGGGGTGCGCGGGATCGGCGGATCGCGCACTCTGGTGGTGCGCTGCTGGAGCCTGGAGGAGGCCCAGCAGCTGGAGGACCTGCTGGCCACCACCACCACACTGCTGGTTCGCTCCCCTGCCATCCGCCACCGCACCGGATGCCTGTATGTCGTGATTGGTGAGGCTCGAGAGATGTCCCACCACAACAGACCTGCCACACCGGAGGCGACCACGTGGACCTTGTCGGCCGACGAGGTGGATCCCGGAGCTCTCGGCATCCTCGTGCCGCCGTGGACCTACGCCGACCTGTGGGCATACCTGGTCGCCCAAACCGGCAAGACGGCGCCCACCTACACCGATCTCCAGTCGGTGTTCCCGCTGTACCTCGACGTCACCAAGGGGGTCTGAGATGGGTTGGCCTGTCGATGATACGTGGCGCGACAGTCTCACCTCCCCCCACTCGTCGGACTGGACGATGGCCGCCATCCGCTCCGGTGCCGTGCTGGCCGACGGCATGGAGGCGTCCAGTGTCACCCTGGTGGAGTCTGTCGACGACCGGCAGATCACCCGCGAGCTGCGCGCCACCATCACCGACCCCGACGGCACACTCCTCGGGGACGACACCGGCGCCCCCCTCGCCCCGTTCGGGCAGCAGATCCGGGCCCGCCACGGGCTGGGCGTCGGCGCTGCGTGGTCGCAGTCCATCCCCGCCGGAGACTTCCGCATCGAGGAGTCGGAGCGCACCGGCGGCACGTCCACGCTGCTGAGGAACGGGACGTGGCTTCCCGGCGGGCAGAGTGTCGCGGTCATCTGCCGCGACATGCTCCAGCAGCTCGCAGGCGAGACATGGGAGACCGTGGCCGCCCCCAAATCAGGGGCCACCGTCGCCGCCGAGCTGGCCCGCGTCATCGCCGGGACCGGGGTGAGGCTCGCATCGTCGGTCACCTCGACCGTCAAGGTGACGGCGGAGGCCGACTACGGCGCCTGCCGTCTCGACGCCGTGCTCACGCTGGCGGGGCTCGCCGGGGCTGTCGTCTGGTGCGACCGCGCCGGAGCCCTGGCACTCATCGACGCCACCGCCGGAACCGGCACCTCGTGGAGCTTCACACCCGGCGAGGACGTGGGGGTCGACCGCTCCCCCAAAATGTCGCGCGACGGACTCCACAATGGCGTGATCGTGAAGGGATCCGACGGCGACGATCGTTACGGCGTCCGAGGGTCTGCCGCCATCACCTCCGGTCCACTGCGATGGGGAGGACCTTTCGGCCGCGTGCCCACCACCATCACAGACCAGACGATCCACTCAAACGCCGCCGCGACCGCTCGCGCCCAGCGTGAGCGGGACGCGCTGGCCTCTTCACAGACCGTCACCGTCACCATCACCGCCCCCGACAATCCGGCCGTCGACTGCCTCGACCGGGCCGTAATCCCCACCGATGCGGGGACCATGTCGGGGCTCATCCGATCCATCGACCGCGACGGCGACGGCATGAAATTGTCTGTCGCTGTGCCGTGGCAGGAGGTCTGGCATGTCTGATCTGCTCGCCGCAGCCATCACCGCACGCCCGCCGACGCAGACCCGCGCCGTCGTCGCCGAGGTCGCCCCCATGGTGGGGCGCAACTACGGGGCCGCCACCGCTGTCACCATCGGGTCGCAGACACTCTCATGCACCGACGAGTGCCACGGATGGGTGCACGAGCCAGGCGACGCCGTGGCAGTCCAGATCTCCGACGGCGTGGTCCGCGTCACCGGATCGCTAGAGGATCGCCCGTCGGTGGGCACCGTGACATCGGTAGCCTCGGGATTCGCCCGCGTGGCCGACGATGACGGAGCCCTGTGGTGGGCGGCCGTCCTGCCCGGGCAGACCGTGACGGCAGGCGACCAGGTGACCGTCATGTGGACCGGCGCTGGCGGCGTCATCCTGCCAGCACTGGTCCCGGTGGCGATCCGCGCCTCAGCCCGCCCCCAGCCCGACCCGGCCTCCGAGCTTCCCGGAATCATCCCCGACGGCCCCGACCCGTGGGCCGACGTCACCGTGGCGGCCGTCGAGTCCGGAAGCCACGCATCAGGGGCATGGGTCAGATCCGGGGACTCGTCCCGCGTCGAGCAGGGATCACCCACCGGAGGCGCACCGGCAGCCGGGGCATGGCTGTACGGCGACGCGCTCGACTTCCTGGTCGGCCGCAGCGTCACAGCGGCCAGCATCACTGTGCGACGCTCCACCGATCCGGGAATCGCAGCATCCCCGGTGCTCATGTGCCACACGGCACGCACCACCGCCGACACCCCCGACTGGGTGGGGACGGCGCTCACCGGGCAGCCACTGCTGCCAGGGCAGACCGCCACCATCGACCTGACCCCCGAACTGCTCGCACCGCTGGTCGCGGGCACCGCTCACGGGCTCGGGATCGTCGGCGCCGACTGGTGCCGCCTCGACGGGATCACCACCACCGCCCTGTCCGGGCAACTCCACCTCACCACCGTCTGACAGGAGACCATCGTGGCCAGCACCACCACCAATTTTCAGATCCCGTTCCCCGGCCAGGGGGACGCCGCCAATGTGCCCGCCGACCTCCAGGCGATGGCCGCGCGCGTCGATGCCGTCCTCAAATCGGTCTCCGACACCGCCACCGCCACACAGGCGCTGGTGAACGCCCGGTTGGGGAACTTGAGGGTCTTCGCGAAGCGCGACACCATCACCGCCGGGCCGTCCTACTCTTACGTCAGGTCCTACAGCTTCCCCAGCGACGTCACCTTCTCGGCGGTCCCCATCGTCGGCTGCCAGCTCGCCACCGCCGCCGGAGGGACCACCAAGATCGAGTGCCGACCGTCCGCCACCACCACCACCGGATTCACCGTGTGGATTCACACGTGGGACAACAGCGTGATGGGCGACCTCGGCGCTCTGCCGCTCATCTGGTGGGCGCTGGGGGCCGCCTGATGTCCGGCATCGCAGGCGTCATCTCCGCCGTCGACGCTGTGACCGTCACCCTCGACGTTCCCGCCGGCGACCCCATCACCGCCACCCTCGGATCAGATCTGGCAGATGCCGCCGCAGTTGGTGTGCAGGCAGTCGCCGATTGGATCCCCGGCACCCCCGGCGAGACGGCCGAGGACGACCAGCCGGGACACTGGCAGATTGTCAGCGTCGGCGGGGTGCCGGGGACCATCGGCATGTCCGGGCTCGCCCCCGAAGTGGTCCAGGCCATCGAGTCCGCCGGTGCGGGTGGCATGACCCGCTGGGATGCTGTCACCGAGCCGTCACAGGACGGTCACGCCGCAGGTGACATGTGGTGGCAGCATGACGGCACCGTGTCCGGGGCTGTGATCGCGCAGTGGCATTGGGACGGATCGGCGTGGATCGCCGACACGCTCGACGGCGCCGTGCTCGCCAACCTCGACGCCGGTACCATCACCACCGGGGCGATGAGTGGCATCACGTACTACTCGCCGTCTGCCACCGCCCTCCCGCGTGCTGAGATCACCGGGCCGCAGGTACGCATCGTCCGCGACGTCGTCGGCGACGGGACTGGCCAGGTCACGATGGCGCTGGGCGGAGACGACGGCGACAGCCTCACCTTCTATGACGCCGACCAGCAGCCGCAGGGAGGGGTCGCCTCCGACGGAACCGTCACCGCGTCATCGGTGCTCACCGACTCCCTGTCAATCGCGGGCACCGACGTCCTCGACGTCGCCCAGCAGGGACAGCAGGGCTACAGCGCCGCACACATCTTCGTCAAAGACCACGGACCCGTCTCCCAGACGGAAACCGTGATCGTCGACCTGCAGTTTGTCGCAGTGCCAGGCCGCTCCTACAAGATCGTGTTCAACGCCTCCTGCGACATCCCCCCGACCGGACGACTGATCCCATACTTCCGCATGGTCATCGGCGCCGACGGAGCCGCCACGGCGGCACAACCCACCACATCGTCACAGGCACTCGGCAACGGAATCTTCCCAGCCGGCGACTACTATTCGACCAACTACGCCGCCCCCGTCTCCTACTCGATGCCGTGGGCGCCGCCCGCCACCATCACCCAGCCCACCGCCTGCAGGGTCGCCCTGTCGCTCCTATTCCAAGGCTCGGGACAGACGGTGATCCACAAGAACACCGGCTTCTTCTCCGTCGAAGACATGGGGTCGGCTTACACGGGCACCTTCGCCGACGGGAACTTCTCCGAGATCCCCGTCGTCACACACGAGCAAACATTCAACGCCGCATGGGTCAAGGCGTGGATCACCGGCACCGGCGCAACGACAGCCGGATGGATTCAGCAGGGCACCATGTTCGGGGCGACCGGGCAGGGTATGCTCGGCTTCCCGGCGGCCCTGCAATCGGCGTTGAACGGCGCCCAGTCCATCGCCTGGGTGGCCGTCCTGCTGCCTGTCCAATACGCCTTGGACTCGGGTGGCCTGGCCCCGCGCATCGGATATCACACCGCATCGTCTGCGCCCTCGACATTCTCCGCGTCGGGCACCTACACGGCGTCCCCGAAGGTCAAGACCGGAGGGTCGGCCTGGTTCCGGTTCCCCGCATCCTGGCTGCCGAAGATCGCCGACGGCACCTATAAGGGCATATCTTTGGGCGGCGATACGGGTACCGGAGCTCAATTCGCCGGGAATATCGGCAAGAATACGGGCACCACTCAGCTCCCGAACTGGCAACCGTTTCAGTTCAAGGCCCGGTGGACGAAATGACCACCCATGAGCGCCGCCTCCGTGACCTCACGTGGGTGCTGATCGTCGCGCAGGCCGTCATGCTGGGGCTCCAGTGGATCGGACGCGCCGCACCGTCCCGGCCACCGGTCCACGCATGGTGGCCCGCTCCGATGGCCGACGACTGGTGGTGGATCGGCTGCCATGCCGTCGCCGTCGTGCTTCTCCTGTGGGGGCTGGCACGGCGCCGGCGGTGGTTGCCCGGGGTCATCGGATCGTGGCTGAGTGCGGCTGCGTGGCTGATCTGGGGGGCGTCGGATCTGGCATGGTCCATCGACACCCGCCCGCCCGTCTCGCTCGTGGCCCCGCTGCTGGCACTGGCGGTGTGCGTGCCGCTGTCGGTGATCGTGGCGCACATGTGGAGCGACCGCGGACTCACCGACTGACAGGGGGACGGCATGACGCCGGAATGGTCCACCGTCCTCGTCGCAGCCATCACCGCCGTGGTGACGCTCGTGGGGACTCTCGTGGGGGCGGGGGGCAGGAGCCGACGCGAGGAACGCAGGGCGTCCGCACGGGTCGACTCGCTCGAATCGTGGGTCTACCACGCGCGCCACCAGCTGCGCCTCTGGAATGACTCACAGCCGCCCGATACGCCAGTCTTCCACCTCCCCCCACTCCCGGATTGGATGATCAATGCCTCAGACGACGAACCTCCTGGAAACTGAACGGAAGCAACGCCGCCGGGCCGAGCGGCTGAGCTTCTGGCAGACCGTCGTCCTCATCGCCCTGGTCGTCGTCGTGGGGGTCGGCGGCATGTGGTCCGGGACGGTCGTCGGGCAGCGCAATCACGCCACGGGTGAGGCATCCAAGAACGCCGAGGTGGCGCAGGGATTGGCCGCCCGCGTGCAGGCCGCCTGCCGACTCGACACCGACGAAGGCCGGTCGCTGCGGAAAGCGGGATTGTGCGCGGCTGCCAGCTCAGCATCCGCGCAGGTCACCGCCGCCGGGAAAGCCGGGGGCCAGCCCGGCCCGGCGGGTCCGGCGGGCGCGTCCGGCCAGCCGGGACGAGACGCGACCGGTAAAGCGGGGGCGGCAGGCAGTGCGGGCAGGGATGCGACTGGGGCACCCGGCAGTCCCGGACGTGACGCCACAGGTGAGGCCGGGGCCTCGGGTGCACCCGGCGCCGACTCCACCGTCGCCGGACCGGCAGGCCCCAGCGGACCGGCGGGAGCCGATGGACGCGACGGCAAGGACGGGGCCGCCGGACAGGACGGCCGGGGCATCGCCTCGCTCGCCTGCACGGATGGGCAGCTGGTCGTCACCTGGACCGACGGCACCACCTCCACCGTGACCGGCGCCACCGTCTGCCAGCCCACCGCCGAGCCCACCACGGACCCGACATGACCCCCCACGGGCACTGCACCGGACGGGTGTGGGTGTGCGGATGGGACGACCACGAATGCATCACACACACGACGAGGAGACATGACATGACAGACATTGATGTGCAGGCACTTCAGGTGCCTGACGACCAGGTGCTCGACCCGGTGGACGACGGCCTGACCGACGAGGACATCGACGCCCTGATCACCCTGCAGCAGGAGGGCGACGCCGACGAATTCGCCCACGCCGAACCCACCGAGCAGGTGGAGGGTACCGAGGGGGACGACAGCATCGACGCGACTGATGCGACCGCGTTCCTGGCCACCCCCTCGGCCCTCATCTCCGTCCCCAAGCCCTCCGGTACCGTGGCGCAAATGGCCGCCCGAGCCGTCTCCTGGTTCGTGTCCAAGGCGGGGACCAAGGAGTCCCCGCGCTACAGCAATCACATCTTCATCTGGCTCGACGTGAAGCCCGACTGGAATGGTGAGCCGTACTGCGCGGCCGGGGTCACCGACGCGTGGGCACGCCAGGGCGTCGACCTCCGCCGCGTCATCTCCAACCCCTACTACTGCCCGAATCTGGAGGCCATGGCCAAGTCCTACGGGGCGTGGCAGCCCAACAACGGAAAGTACAGCCCGCGTCCGGGTGACATCTCGCTGATGGGCCGCTCTGGCTACGCGTCCCACACCGGTCTTGCAGCCCCCACGTCCGGCAGCTACAGCGGCTACCGGCAGATCGAGGCCAATACCAGCGCGGGAAACTCCGGCAGCCAGACCAACGGCGACGGCATCTACATCCGTTTCCGTGACTCCGGCTTCATCCGCGGCTGGATCAACATGGCAGCCCTCATTCCGGCACTACGGAAGGCCGGGCTGGTCGGCAAGCCTTCCACCTCCAAGCCGAAGCCCACCCCGAGCAAGCCCGCCATCAGCTTCGCCACCACGATGAAGTTCGTCACCGGGTCGAAGCGCGGCTTGAAGAACGGCAACGTGGCGATCATGCAGAGGGCATTGAACGCGCAGTCCAGCATCAGGCCGTGCCCGCTCGACAGCAAGTGGTCCGGCGCCATGCAGGCCCCCTACGCCCGCTACCAGCGCGCCTGCGGTTACCAGGGCGCCGACGCCGACGGAATCCCCGGCTACTCCACATGGGCACGGCTCATGTCCTGGGCCGGATACACCCCCACCAAGTGAAAGAAGCATCCAGCATGGACATCACAGCAGCACTGTCGGTCGTCGCGGCGGCCGTCCTCTCCGTCCTCACCGCCGCTCTGGCGAATCGGCCCGGCTGGTCGGCCGGCCGCAAGCGGGCCGTGTCGACCGGCACCGCCGTGGTCCTCGGTGTGGTCGCGGCGATCGCGACCGGCGCCATTGACGGGATCCCTGCGTCGTGGACGTCGTGGCTGGCCTCGGCCATCGTGTCGGTGGCGGTGGTCATCGGTCTGGCGCAGGGCTTCCATCGTCAGTGGGCGGGGGCTCTGGGCAGGCTCGAATCAGCCACCAGCCCCACCGCCACCACGCAGGCGGAGCCCGTGCCTGCACCGGAGCCGGAGCCCTCCGTCATCCCTGACGGCGAGGGTGTCGCCACCAACTGACCCCCGCACACGCTGCCGCCCCACCCTCATTGCGAGGGTGGGGCGGCTTTCGTGCGTCTCAGCGGCCCTCGTCTGCCAGCCGGTCCAGTGCCCGCGCCAGCACCGGGTTCAGCTGCCGGATCGTCTCCTCCACATCGTCCGCCCACCCCGGCGAGAGCCAGCTAACCCTGACGCTGTAGCCAGGAGGGGATCCGGGGCGCTGCGCCCCTCAACGACGCAGTGACTCACACATTGACTCACTAACAGACCCCACAATCGTGCTCTGACCCGCTCTGCTGGCTGATTCGACAGGTGCCGTCCCGAAATCCAGGTGATCAGCGGCTAGACTCGACAGCATGAGCAGGGGCACCGCCAAACCGCATCTGGCTAGGGGGAAGCTTCGATTATCGCCGTACCGCTGGGGCGCTGCACCCGCAACGCTAGACTCACTGAATGACTCACCAGAGAGGACGGGACCATGGCACGACGCGACCAGGGCACCGGATCGGTCTACCGGCGCGGTAGTGACGGGCGATGGATCGCGCAGATCGAGAACGGATGGACACCGAGCGGCCGGCGCCGGTACACCCGCCGGACGGCGGGCAGCGAGACGGCGGCACGACGCATCCTCAAGGACCTGATCGCCGAGCAGGCGGCAGGCCAGACCTCCATCGACCCCCGCACCACCGTGCGCACCTGGTGCGAGGAGTGGCTCGGCGGCGTCGAGA